TTAGTCGTATAAGTGGAGCACAGACTAAAGATCAACTAGAGGGGTTTATAAAAAATGAACAATGAAGATCAGACAATTGAAGAACTTATTCTTAAGGGCGGACTTGAAACTGTAGGCGTTGACCAAGAAACTGGGGAACTACTTTATTCATTTACTCCAAAAATACAAAAGTTAATGCCTGATCTATATAAGGAACACATTAATGAGGTAAATGCTGGAGTTATGAACCTATGGGAAAATGGGTTTGTAGATGTGGACCTTCTTTCTAATGATCCTAAGATTACTTTAACAGAAAAAGCCTTAGATAAAGACAGTATTGAGGGTTTATCAAAATCTCAACGCTGGAACTTGTTAGAATTAATCAGACTTTTAAACAGTAAAAACTGATATAATAAAAACATGAGTCATATTGTAGAAGGCGATTTTGTAATGTTTGTTCATGAAGATGATGGAATTATGGCTGGTCGTGTTGAATATGTTATGACTAATCCTGGTTTACTTGGTCTTCCTGGTTCTGAATACTCAATGGAATATGCTGAAGATGACAAACCAGTTATTGTTCGTGCTTATAAAGAAGAAAATGGCGCATGGGAAGAACAGGCATATGTTTTCTATCATCGCATGTCGGAAGTTGTGAAGATTGAATCACTATCTGTATCTGTTGATATGGTAATGGAAATGGGATCAAGTGGAACTGGAATTCCAAAAATGCCATCGCAATCTGATATGGAAAACATGTATGCTGTTCAAATAGGAAAATCCTATAACTCAGATAATCAAGATGAAGATAAATGGGATAACATGGAAAAAAAGTGTTGGGTTGGATATGAACAACGGGGTATGAAAGATAAAGGTGGACGCATGGTTCCTAATTGTGTTCCTGTTTCTAAACTAAACGAAATGAGTGATAATATGGAAAAAGCAAAACCAAAATATGAAGATTTTATTAAACCAAGAAGCGGTGGTAGTGAACCATCGAATCCAAAACTTTATGCAAGAGTTGTACAAGCAGCAAAAGATAAGTTTGATGTTTATCCATCTGCTGTTGCCAATTCTTGGGTAGTTCAAGAATATAAACGTCGTGGTGGAACATATAAATCAGAAAGCAAAACTACTAAAAGTATTTGGAATGGTAGTTTACTGGATCCAAAAGATTTTATAAAGTAATGGCTAAAAAATCTTCTGCGTCTTATTATTCAAGCCGTGGATTTAATCCAATGCAAATTAAAGATGGAAGAATTGTTCGTTTAAGAAAAGACGGTAGTGTTAAAGCGGACTTAGGTCCATACAAACCAAAACATAAAAAGGTGGTAAGCAATGGCTAACAAAGAGCAAAAGGGTAATGTTAATAAAAAGAAAGAGCCAAAGATGACTCTTAAAGAAAAACGTGCTGCAAAGCAAGAGAAAAAGAGCAAGAGCAATGGCTGATACATACACTCCTACATCTGGCATGAAGGCTGCTGCTAGACGTGCATTAAAATGGAAAGAAGATGGCAAAGCAACTGGCGCAGGAACTCCAGTAGGTTGGGGCAGAGCAACAGATATTGTAAATGGATCAGCAATGTCTCTTAGTACTGTTAAAAGAATGTTTTCTTTTTTCTCCCGTCACGAGGTAGATAAAAAGGGTAAAGGATTTTTTGATGGTCCAGAGTTTCCTTCTAATGGAAGAATTATGTGGGACGCTTGGGGTGGCGACGCAGGTTTCTCTTGGAGTCGTGCAATTACAGAAAGAGAAAAGAAAAAAGTAGAAAAGGTTTGGGCTGAAAGTCCATTTAGTTTTAGAAAGGGGTAAAGGGTGGAAGACTTGGGTGTTGAAGAATTAAAACAATTAATTAATTACTATAAACAGAGATCATCAGATCTTGAGTTTAGCGTATTACAATTACAGATGAAGTTAAATAAGATTATTTCTCTTCAGGAATCAAAGCCAGCAATAAAGACTGTTGTAGAAAAAAAATAATATTTAAAAAATAGGAGAATTATGCAAGAGTTAATTGCTATAGGCTTGACATTACCTCTTGTTTGGGTTATACTTAAATTAATGAGAAAGAAGGCTAGAAAGAAATTTTCAAAAACCTTATATCGTCAAAGCGACATACACAGGTTATTGAAATATTTTTTTTCAATTCGTTTACCAAATAACGAAGGTCCTTCTTCACAGTTGACAAAACGTAAACAAAAGAGTATGATTAAAGTCATATTTGTAGATAATCAGGCATACTGGGTATCTGAGAATACGTTTTTTGTTGCTGAGTCTGTTAATGGCGAGATTCAACGTCAGACTGCTAGACCAGTAAATACAAACGGTTTGTCAAAATTAGATCTTGATAAAATGCTATTCATCTTGGATAGCCTGAAGAATGGAAGTAAAAATGATAGTGGCAGTTCAGGGAACGAACGACTTTGATGATTACAACATCTTCATTCGTGCCATGGGCGTTGCTATGTCTAGCATGAAAGAAGAAGACAAGGAGTTCGTAATATACTCCGTAGGACCTGTAAAAATTAATTCTTTTGTTTCTGAGTTTTGTAATTTATCAGAACGTGGAATGAAAGGAAGAGGTCGTAAAATTAAATTTTATAAAGTAACAAATTCTTGGTTAGAACAAAATATAAATACGCTAAATTATTTTGCTTTTCTTTCTAAACCAAAACAGACTAACTCTAAGTTAGTTTCTGTTGCTGAACTTAATAATGTAGAAGTTGGAATTTTTAAATACTAAAGGGGAACAATGATAATTGATAAATTAGAAAAAATGGAAAAGATAGTCAAGTCTAATTACATGCTTGCTTGGGTTGGCTGGGATATTGCAGAACGTAAAAAAACAGATATGGGCAGAACCGCCGTAAATGGCGTAAGAGTCAATGGTCAGTGGTACACACAACGAGTATTTAAACTGAATCGCAATGGCTGGGATATTCCTAACAAATATACGATGTAGGTCCATAAATGAAACAGCACTTATGGAAAGACAACGCTACATGTCTTGGTCTTGAAAACAACTTATTTTTTGACAAATATGAAGAAGACGTAGACGTTAGACCAATAGTAGATTCAGTTTGTGCCTCTTGCCCAGTTAAAAAAACATGCTTTGCAGTTGGTGTTTCTAATAAAGAATGGGGAGTTTGGGGCGGTATTTATTTAGAAAACGGAGAAATATCAAGAGAGTTTAACAACCATAGAAGTAAAAGTGGTTGGGCAAGCACCTGGGAATCTTTGACTATGGACAAATAAATGTACACATCTGATATGCGTAGAGCCCTTCATTCTATAATTCCACCTAAAGGATTTGGTGTTGAGGTTATTGACAATGAACACTTTCTTACGATAAAATTAGATGAGAAAAAATTTAAAGCAATGGTTCATGATGAAAAAATAGAAGCACTGAAGTATGTTGTTCAAATAAAAAAGGCTTTAGAAATGAATGGAGCAATTGTGCTAGTTACAAGAGAGGCACTAAAGTAATGCAAACCTTTCTACCCTACAAAGACTACGATCAATGTGCGGAGATACTTGACAATAAGAGATTAAATAAACAGATATTAGAGGGCTATCAGATACTCAAGGTTTTGTCTGGTCAATCTCCATCAGGGGCTTGGCGCAATCATCCAGCGGTATTGATGTGGAAGAGCGCTGAGAAATCATTACGCCTATATACCAAAGCCATGATTAAAGAGGCTAAGGTAAGGGGGATTAAGACAGACAAGAACGAGGCCAACATAGAGGCTCTGGAGGCCCTTTCTGGGCAGATTTGGGGTATCTCTAAGCCTTTCTGGCAAGGTAGTATACATATAAATCGTGTCAATATCACTCATAGGGCTAACTTATATCGTAAAGATCCTATTTATTATGCTGAGTTTTATCAAGACACCTTGAGTAAGTATAATAAACCTTGCTGTGATAAGTGTTTATATTATTGGGTTACTCATGCTACCCGCACAGTTTGACAATTTCAGGATAAACTAGTACAATTAGATACATGGAGGCAAGTTGTGGATAACATTATTATTGCTGTTCTGGGAACTCTCACCCTTTCCTTTGCTATAGCCTATTTATCCGTATTACACAGGCTTTCTAAAATAACTCAAGATTTTGCTAAACTTTTTATATCTCATGAATCATTACAAAATTTTGTCAAAAAAACTAAATTTGAGTCAAAAAGCGATGAAGACATTCATAAAGAAAATTTTATTAAATTTTTATCAGACTCTCGTGATTGGGCTTTTGGTTATATTGAAGATGTTCAAAAAGGATTAGAAAAATTTATTTCTTATGCAGATCCAGAAATTAATTACTTTGATGAAAATAGCGAAACATCTAAAGGAACTGACTATCATAAATTTATGAAAAATTTTTCCAAGGAGTATGAAGAATTAAAAAAACTCATGCCTATGGACACAATAAAAAAAGATGCTTGATTTAAGGGGAATTCCAACATGTCAATGTCCAGAGTGTGGTGGCATATTGTTTAGGGCTTTAGTTGGCTTTGATCCAGAAACATACACCATATCAAACTATCATTTAGATATGCAATGCAACGAGTGTGGAGCCTTAGCAACTGCCCCCACCCCACCAGATCATCCCACTAATCCAAGTAGTGAAATGGGAATGAAAGAATGAAAGAGATAGTTCTATCAACTATAACAGGTTTTGGATGCGGTGCAGTGTTCGCAGCATTCAAATTGCCAGTACCAGCACCACCAGTTTTTGCGGGAGTCGCAGGAATTATTGGTCTATGGATTGGTTTTACAATACTAACACAAATTATATCCTAGGAGGAATAATGGAAAAAATAATCAATGACAAAACTAAGGCAATGCTAGCGTCCTACGGTCGCTCAGTTCTTGCATCTGGTCTTGCTTTATACATGGCTGGCGTAACAGATCCAAAAGATTTGTGGGCTGCACTAGTTGCTGCTATTGCTCCAGTTGCACTAAGAGCACTTAATCCAAACGATACAGCATTTGGTATTCTACCTGATGCTGCTGATGTTGATAAGGCTTTAAAGTCTGCAAAAGCAAAAGTAAAAAAAGTTACTAAAAAGTAATTTATTTTATATCAGATAGCCAGTCTAGGAATAGGCTGGCTTTTCTGTTTATTCATTAATAACTTTTAACCATTTATCTTTTAAAGCATCTACAGAAAAATTATTAAAGCCTATATCTGTAGCCTCTTGCTTTGATTCATGCATATTCTCGCTGTTGATATAATTATCAACTAATTCTGCTAATTTTTCAGGGTTAGCATTATAAACATTTACCATTAATTTAGTTTTAAATTTACCACCTATGCTTGAATCTACTAACCACTTTTCTGGAAGTATGTGGTTATTAGGAGATATGTTTGTCATAAAAACGGGTAGACCACTAATTAAAGCCTCATTCATAGGTAAACATAATCCTGCATACCGCCTTGGTAAAACCATTGCATCAAATCCATCATACAGGTCTTCTTTATTGTTTATGTTGTCATTTTTAACAGTTATTCTTTCATCTTTAAGATTAAAAACCAATGGGGTTTGACTTGTTATTACAAGTTCATAATCTGCTTTTGAATAACTCAACATTTCTATTACAGAGTCAGTTCCGTTTCTGTCTTTTGATGCTTTTTTACCAGCAACATGAAGTATGCGTTTGTGAGTTCTTGATAAATTATTTTGTCTTGCTTTATTAAATAAATATGTATCTGTTGGCGGTGGTAGGTGAATTAGTTTTGTTTTTGACCCAAACCTTTCATTAACAATACCCATGTTCCATACACTTGGAGAAATTAAAACAGTTGGCAGTTTCCATTCAGGGTTTGACAAATTACCAAATAGTTCGTAATTATATTGCAAAATAGTTTTTACACCACGCTTGTTTGCAAACGCTATTAAATTTTGATCATAAAAAGTTTCACAACTTATCACAACGTCTACATCATTTAAAAATATTTTTATTTGTTGAACAGAAGGGAAACCATCCGTCTTAATACAATCATACTGGTTATACCATTCTGGGTGTTGTTCGTTTCTATTAAACGAGGTAGAGTCAATTAAAAGAATCTTATCAGGACTAAGCATATTAACTAACTCTCTAGTCTGATTACCAAGGCCAGTGTT